CCGATATTGTCGATTTTTGTGCTGTGTTCCAGAATCGTGATACGCTGATTTAATTTCCCGATTTCCACTAAATCACTCCTTCACGCTGTGCAAATAAAATGGAACGCAGAGTAAGTGTCAGCTTGTGGAAATCCGCAGTATTCCGGTTTTCGTAGAGATAGGAAAGGCAGAAGAGAACAGCTGTTCTGGTGGTGTCCTCATTGCAGGTGAAAGTTTCCTCGTCCATTCTGCCCACGTCTTTTACGAGCTGTTTTGAAGTGTCGAGCAGATTGGAAATGAGCTTGTCGTCATCGTCCCAATCCACTCGCAAATAGTTTTTTGCCTCTTTCAGCGTAATCATTGAACATCACGCACCCTTGATTTTAAGTGTCTTGATTGCCTCCGGCAGAATAAGCTTGCCGTCCAGCCGCTGACTTGCAAGAAATCCAACCTGCCCAGTCATGGCAAACAGCTCGTTGAGACGCTTGAAAGTTCTGCCGGAACGGTCGGCAATCCAGTAATATTTAAAGTCGCCAAACGCCATACACTTTGCCCCTGCCTTGACCTCCGGCACATAGCTCGATGTCTTGTAGGGACGGTTCAGAATAGTGTCCGGCAGTCCTGCGGAAACAGACGGACTCCAGATGTAGTTGCCGTTGCCGTCCTTCAGCTTGCGGAGAGCCTTGACGGTTGAATCATTCAGCACCCAGACCGCCTTTTTACGATAGGGACTGCGGAGCGAATAGAAAAGCTCCATCACATCGTCAAAAGAAATATTTGCACCTGCGGTGGTTGCACCGTCCTCTGCACCGCCTGTTGTGTAGAAAATTCCTGTCGGCTTGCCCTTGCCGTCACCGACAAAGAAAGCCTCCTCTTCCTTTGCACCGATTCTGCGTGCAAATTCACGTGCAATATAGGTTGGCAGGTCAAACACGCTGTCGTTGAGAAGCTCCTCCGAAACTTTAATCGCCGTGCCAAGCTTAAAAGCGGAAAGCGATGCCTGACCGAACGCATCATCGGACAGTGTGTACTGCTCTTCCTCATCCATCCAGACAGCTTCACCCTTAGAAGTGACAATAGGAATCTTGCGGTCGCCATTGGAAGTTTTGATAACGGTCGCCATCTGGCGGAAAATGCTCTCTTCCTCCAACGCTTCAATCAGCTTACGTTCGAACTCATCCGGCACAAGATAGCCACCTTCGGAATCTGTGCCAATTTGCAGGTCGTTGCGAACATCAATAAAATTGCGGTTGCGGATGCTGTTCCAGAAAGCCTTGCTGTATTCCGCACTTGCCGTGCCGGACTTTTCCAGCTCTTTTGTGGGAATAGCAGGTTTGCCGAGAATCGGCGTGGACGTTGCCGACTGTAACTCTGCGCCAAGTGACGCCTGTCTTTCAAGACGCTGTACCTCCTTGCCAAGGTCGACAATGGTCTGCTCCAAAGCGTCATAAGTCTTGCTGTCCTCGGCGGAAAGTGTGCCGTCCGGACGGCGTTTGCTGTCGAGGAAATCACGGGCAGTATCCCATGCTTTCGCTCTTTTCTCTCTCAGTTCCTGAATGGTCATAATCATTCCTCCAATCAATTTTTCAAAAGTGCCAGCCGTTTTTCCAGCTGATTTATGGGAACACCTCTCGGTGTCATATCGAAAATTTTCTGCATCAAAGATGCAGTGGTTTTTGCAGAGGAATACAGCATAGAGGCTGTATTTTTCTGTGGTTTATCAGTTTTTTCTTCATCCTCGTCAGAATTGTTTTCATCTGGTTCTTCGTCGGATTCATCTTCTTCCGGTTCATCCTCTTCGGGAATAACCGGCTTATTCTTTTCACCAAAAAGAATGCCGTCAACGAATCCAAGCTGTAACGCTTTTTTCGCATTTATCCATGTCTCTTCGGACATCATTTTGGCAATTTTAGAACGGCTCAGATGTGTTTTCTGTTCGTAAGCGTTGATGATGGACTCTTTGACTTCTTCCAGAAGTTCAATTGCTTTTTCCATATCAGCTTTGTTGCCAGATGCCATACACGCAGGATCGTGGCACATAATCATTCCGGTCGGAGAAATCAAAGTTTCATCTCCCGCCATCGCAACAACCGATGTAGCCGAAGCCGCAAGACTGTCGATTTTTACTATAATCCTGCCCTTATGATTTCGGAGCATGGTGTAAATCTGACTTGCTGCGAATACATCGCCGCCCGGCGAGCAGAGCCAGACTGTCAGGTCACCGGGATGCTTTGAAAGCTCATCTTTGAAGAGCTTCGGCGTGATTTCATCACCCCACCAAGTTTCATTTGAGATAAGACCTTCAAAATAAAGCTCCGTTTCTCCCGTGTCCTCATTTTTTATCCAGTTCCAGAATTTCGTCATTCTGTTTTATCCTCCTTTGAATCAGATTCTAAGTTGTATGCTGCACCTGCTGATGTAAGCGGTGTCATTGAACCGTTCACCATGTAGGTGAAACCGCCCTTTTCTTCGGGGATAAGATTCATATTTTCAAGCTCTCTTATGTCGTTCGGGCATAAGAAACCATTTTGAATACCAACGCTATATCCCTGCATTCTGCTTGCGTAGTCACCTCTCAGAAGACCATCTACATTAAATTTGATAAAATACTGACCTTTTTCGTTATCCAAAAGCAATGCTTTCTGCAAGCTCTGCTCCCAGCGGACAATCCAAGGATCAAGGCTGTATTTCACAAATTCCAAGGACTGCTGTTCTATATTGCTAAACGTGGCGTGTTCCAAATCGCCGATCATGTGCAGAGGTACACGGTACAGTCTTGCGATTTCTGCAACTTGAAACTTCCTTGTTTCAAGGAACTGCGCCTCATTGTTTGGAATAGAAATAGGCTGATATTTCATGCCCTCTTCGAGGACGGCGACTTTGTGAGCGTTGCCTGAACCATAGGCATGATGCCACGCTTTACGGACTTTGTCAGGATCCTTAATAACTCCCGGATGTTCCAAAATACCGCTCGGACTTGCACCATTTGCAAAGAACGTAGAGCCGTATTCCTCGCAGGCAAGGGAAATTCCTATTGCATTTTTTGCCATGGCAATGGGTGAATATCCGACCAATCCGTCAAATCCTAAGCCGGGAATATGCAGAATATTTTCAGCCGTCAGAACAATATCTCCCTGTTCTTTCAGATTTGGATTTGCTTCATCATATCGGCTGTAAACGTAAATCAAACGGTTATGCTCGTCACGGTCAACCTTGATTTTATCAGGCATCAGCGGATACAGTCCTATAACTTCACCACGACCGTTTCGTATAATCTGTGCGTAGGCATTGCCGTAAATCAGCAGGTGTGACATTAACGTTTCACGGAAAATAAAGCTTGTCATTTCAGGATTAGGTTGGTCGTGAAGCAAAAAGTAAAGCGGGTGCATAGGCACTCGCTCTTTTCCATTTTCGGTGTATTTATAAACGTGCAGGGGCAGTTGTGCGATTGCCTCAGACAGCACACGAACGCAGGCATACACGACCGTATGCTGCAATGCCGTCCTGTCTGTAACTCTTTTTCCTGCATGTGTCCGTTCAAAAAAAATAGCTATAAGACGGCGAATCATAACTGTTCTTTGGCTTGTCACGGCTTTTGAAAAGTCCTTTGAAAATGCTCATGAAAAAACTCCTTTCGGGGTTGAAATTCTTAGAAAAATGTGGTATAATAAGGAAAAGTGTCAGAGAGTAAGAACTCTGTAAATTGGAATTTGCGAGGTTATTATATGGAAAAAGACTTTTCAAAAATGACATTAGAAGAACTGTGGGACTTATTTCCAATATTTCTTGTGCAACCAAGGAATAATTGGATAAGTGACTTTAATGAGATAGAAACATTTTTAAGACAAATATTATCGGCTTACTCGGTCAAACGAATAAACCATATTGGAAGTACCGCCATACATGGAATATGGACAAAAAATATAATCGATGTACTGATTGAATTATCAGAAAATTTTGACATTGAACCTGCAGCAAAGGTTATTGAGAAGAATGGATTCATTCGCATGTCCATGGAACCCGGAAGAATTTCATTTAACAAAGGATATACACCAAGTGGATTTGCAGATAAAGTTTATCATGTCCACCTTCGATATGAAGGCGATAATGATGAACTTTATTTTCGAGATTATCTGAATGAACATGCTAATGTTGCCAAAGAATATGAGAAACTGAAATTAAGCCTATGGAAACGGTATAAACATAACAGAGATGCTTATACAGAAGCTAAGACAGATTTTGTTAAGAAATGGACAAATGTTGCACACGAATTATATGGAGACAGATATTAGCAATTTTAAGTTTGTAAAACTCTACAACACCAATAAATCCCGTAAATCATAAATAGAATACTCAGAAAAACATCCACATCGAATCGCACGGTCAAGAGCCATAATCAAGGCAACTGCACCATCGATTTTCTCTGTGGATTTTTCCTTATCTGGCTTGATATTTCCGGCAGGGTCACGCTTTATGAAAATGTTATCCGTTCCATCGAAGGACGGGGTGACCGTTGTGAGCGAGTTTCTGTTCAAGCGTCAGCTTCATAAGCTCTTTGGTCGGCGGGCTCATGTCTCGATAACCCTGACCAAACTGCACAAGTGTAAATCCCAAATCTTCAAGGTTCTGCGACATCTGCACAGCACCCCAACGGTCAAAAGCAATTTCCTTGATGTGAAACTTTGTGCCGAGTTCGTCAATGAAATTCTCGATAAAGCCGTAGTGAACCACATTTCCCTCAGTCGTTTTCAGATAGCCCTGCCGTTCCCACAAATCATAGGGAACATGGTCACGGCGGACACGCAGGGTAAGCGTTTCTTCCGGCAGCCAGAAGTACGGCAGAACATAGTAAAAATCGTCCTCATCAGTTGGTGGAAAAACAAGCACAAATGCCGTAATATCGGTTGTACTTGAAAGGTCAAGACCGCCATAACAGACACGTCCTGCAAGGAAATCTTCGTCAAAAGCAACCTTGCATTTATCCCACTTTTCCATTGGCATCCAGCGGACAGCCTGCTTTACCCATTGATTTAAGCGAAGCTGGCGGAATGCATTTTCTTCTCCGGGAGTTTCCTTTGCAGAGTTGCAGGCAGCCACGACTTTATCCATTTCGATAGTTTTATCAAGGCTTGGATTTGCCTTTTTCCAGACCTCCGGGTCAGTCCAGTCCTCCGATTCCTCCGCACCGTAAATGACAGGATAAAAAGTCGGATCGTGCTTTCTGCCTTCGAGGATATCCTTTACCTTGGAATGCACCTCATAGCAGATGCTGTTTGTGTCCGTTCCGGCAGTAGTGATAAGGAAGTACAGCGGCTGCATTCTTGCATCGCCTGAACCTTTTGTCATAACGTCAAATAATTTTCTGTTGGGTTGCGTGTGTAGTTCATCAAACACTACGCCATGAATGTTAAATCCATGCTTGCTATATGCCTCGGCAGAAAGCACCTGATAAAAGCTATTTGTCGGAGTGTAAATAATACGCTTCTGTGCAGTCAGAATTTTTACTCGTTTTGATAGTGCAGGACACATACGAACCATATCTGCGGCGACATCGAAAACAATCGAGGCTTGCTGTCGGTCGGCGGCGCATCCGTAGACCTCCGCTCGTTGTTCTCCATCGCCGCAAGTTAATAGGAGAGCGACGGCGGCAGCAAGCTCACTCTTCCCATTTTTTTCGGCACCTCAATGTATGCCGTGTTAAACTGTCGATAGCCATTCGGTTTCAGAATTCCGAAAAGGTCACGGATAATCTGCTCCTGCCAGTCCAACAGTTCAAACTTTTTGCCTGCCCATGTGCCTTTGGTATGGGAAAGGCACTGAATAAAATTGACGGCGTAGTCTGCCGCCTTTTTGCTGTATTTTGAATCCTCTGCCATAAAGCGTGTCGGTTTGAATTTTGCCATTGTGTTCACCTCCGTTCCGGCATGAAAAAAGACCTGAAAAATCAGGTCTGAAATGTTATTTTAAGCACCCCTTGGGGCGATTTTTTAATTGAGATTGCTCTTCCATTGTAATATATTTTACCATAAAAAAGCAAGGATAGCAAGTCATTTTGAAACAATAAACTGCACAAAGATAAGCCGAAAAATTGGCAGGAATTGTACTACCGGAGGAAACGAAAAACGGCAGTACGAGAGACAGCCCCGAAGGGCTGCCGTGATTTTCGGCGGTCTGGTTACTTGCTGTTTTTTCCCAGTTGGTAGGCTCTTTCGAGCATTCTCCGGAGCGCTGTCACGCTGATTTCCTTGAAATCCTCCTCATCGTTGTTGTGGCTGTCAAGCCCGCCTCTTAGCTCGATGCTGTAGCTTTCTTCCATTGCGATTTTTTCAAGTGCCTTTTTGATTTTCTTAGTCATTTTCGTTTCCTCCCGAAATTCGTTTTCCGCTTGGGTTTCCCCCTTGCGTTATACACAGTATACCGCATAATGTGAATAATATCAAGCGGCTAAAAGTACAGAAAAATCGAGGAAAATCAGCCCATTTCATTGTGTGATGTACACCATTGAGGGAGAACGGAAAAGGGGCATTTTTCAGCCCCTTGTTCTTAGTCGTTCAAGTGATCGAAGCACTATTTCATTGCGCCTCCGCCGTCGTCAAATGGTGTCGGTGCGGTCGTTCTGAGGTTCAGGCGGCATTCGATGTAGCTCAGTCCGCTTTCTGCCTCATCCTCTACGAATTCGTAAACCGCTGCCTCAAAACCTCTGTAGGTCAGCCCTGTTACCAGAACTTTGTCACCGTATTTCAGCGCCGCACCCTGCGTGCTGCATCCGTTGCTCCAAAGGCGCTCCATTGTTGTAACCTGTTCCCATTTCATAATCGTTTCCTCCGTTTTTCGCAGTTTTCGGAGCGTTTTCCGCTTCCGTTGTACACAGTATACCGCATTGTGTGAATAATAGCAAGCGGCTAAATCTAACGAAATATCGAGGAAAATCAGCCTTAGTAATTGTGCAGTATATGCCTTCGAAAATAAGCCCAACAGCCGCCGCTGTGTGCCGTCGTTCTGCGTGTGGGGTAACTTTGCGAGGAAAAGCAGAACGGCGGACGTGGGGGAATGTGAGGGCTCTGGGAGTGAGAATCAGGGGCGGCAGTTCCGCCCCTTGGCTCGTTGTTTCAGTTCAGTTTCATGCGAATCGCAGGAATGATTTTCTTTTCCCCTGTGGTGAAGTTGGTATAGTTCGCCTTGACCTCGGTCAGTCCGTTCATGCAGAATCCCTGCTTTTCAAAGGCTGTGAGGGTTTCGATCAGACTGCTGAAGGTGCTTGAAATCGTAAATTCCGTAATGCCCTGTGCCTTGAAGAATTCGCTGATTGGCTCAATGTCCTGTGTCCAGATAACCTCTGAGAAGTCGATCAGCTCGTTGCCGCTGTCCTTCTGCTGTCTGTAGGCTGCGAAAAGCGTGGGGTTGAGGTTGTTCTCCTTGAAGAACTCGTTCCCCTCTGTCATTGCCTTTTCAAAAATTTCAATCGTTTTCATTTAGTTTTCCTCCGTATTTCGTTGTTTTTCGGTGCGGTTCTCCGCTTCCGTTGTGTGTATATTACCGCCTTTCAGGGAAAAAGTCAACGGATTTCGGAGAAATAAATGTAACAATGATTCCGGCTATATTTAGGGGGATATTGTGTGAATTATGACTTCAAAAATAAGCCCCACAGTCGCCCACGTGTGCCGCCGTTCTGCGTGTGGGGTAACTTTGCGAGGGAAAGCAGAACGGCGAATATGCGGCAACGTGACGGCTTTTGGGAGCCTATTCAGCGTAATTCTGATGAATGATGCTGATGATTTTTTCCTGTTCCTCGACGGAAACTCCGATGGCATCGAGTGCCTCACGAGTTCCGCAGTCGGGGCAAATTTGGATGCTGTCAACTCTGGAAAGTGCAGGTCTTTCCGTGAATGGTTGACCGCATTTCGGGCAGATTCTCGGTTCTCTGATTTCACTTTTCATTTCGCTCACCCATTTCGCTGATGTTAAATGCGAGCCGTAAATATTTCAAATTAAATCCGAAATCACGGTAGCCCTGAACGCAGGTTCTGATGTAGGAACTGCTCGGAATTCCTATAGGTCTTTCCTCATGCATGATGTACACAAAAGCCTTGATTTTTCGGCGGTTTACGGTGACTTCCATTTCCGTTTTGTAGTAGAAATTCGGGCAGCCCTCGTAAACATCAAGGCGGCGTTCATCGGCTGCCGAAACCTCCCAGACAGCAACGGGAACCTTGGATTTTTCGGCTTTTTCAATGGTGAGGTAAGAGCCTGTTTTCGAGCCTTTGAACAGCAGCTCGTAGCCCTTGATGAATGCCGTACCAATTGGCTTTGCATCGGGGCAGCGGTACTTCATCTGCTGAATGTTGAGGTTTGAGCCGTAAGCAAGATAATATTTTTTCATCGTGATACTTCCTTTCTGAAAGGAATACCCTTTCACCACCCTAAGCCGCCCGTAGGCGGCATTTTAAGGTTGCAAAAGGCTGCCCCTTTGCTTTATGCTCCGTATCTCCATGCGGCATTGCCTTCCAAATTTCGCATCAAAATTTCTCTTGCAGTTTTGAATTCATCCCCGACAAATCCCAGTCTGATCAGCCAAGTTCTCATCAAAAACTTTTTGTTTGGAGATTCGCTTTTCTTGGGGCTTGCGGTTTTCAGTTCTTTGGCAAGCTCGCTGAGTGCAAGGGAAAGCTGTATGAAGGTTTTTAATTCGCCTGCGTGAAGTCCGTTCTGCTTGCCGTTTTCAGGCTTGTTGAACTGATAAAGACGAAATTCAATCGTGCCTTTTGTAAATACTGAGTGGTAATTCAGCTGTGCATATCTGCTGTCATTGTAGTGTTGATTTCTGCCGTAATCGCATCTTTGCGAGGTGTACCAGATGTCCGCAAGCTGTGCCATTGTTGTGGGCTTTTTTCGGTTGAGCTGCTCCAAAAAACGTGGGTCAACTGTTCGGCAGTATCTTGCTGTGCGATTTCTGTCGATTTTCAGGCTTTCAATCAGAAGTTCCTCGTGTGAAGCCATGAGGTTTGCAAGATTTCTGAGGGTTTGTGCGGTATGTCCGTTTGCTCCGATGTGAACATGGATTCCGCATCCTCTTGTGTAGTCGCTCTTTGCACCTGCCTTGCGGAGTTTTCTCACAAGTTCCTGCAAGGTTTCAATGTCCCTGTAGTTAAGAATAGGTGTTACCATTTCACACTTTTCGCTGTCGGGACCTGCTATTGAAACATCCCGCTGGAACTTCCATTCTCTGCCCTGCGAGTCCCAAGCCGACCAAGTGTAGTAGCCGTTTCTGCTTGCTGTATCTTCAAACCTGCCTGTTCCGAAGAAGTCGGCGGCAACCTGCGCGGCTTTTTTTCTGGTGATGTGGTTCATCTCTACTTCACAGCCTATGGTCTGATTTTTCAGGTTTTCGATCTGCTTTCTTGTCTTTTCGTTCATGGTATTTTCCTCCGTATTTCGGTGTTTTTCGGGGCTCTCTGCCCTTTCGTTGTGTTACATATTACCGCATAACGGAGAATAAAGCAATACCATTACTACACAATCTTTTCGGCTGTATTTCGCCAAAAGTCTGGTGTAAATACACACTTGATAAATTTGCTTTTCTATGGTAAAATCAAGTAAAATGGAGGAGCGTTCTCTATTAAAAATCGGCTCCAAGGGTGTTCAAGAAGCCGATATATGTCTGAACGCCGAGCTGCCCGGAAGATTGCGGAGCAGCACTTTTCTTGTTGCTTTGAAATTCGTCCCGATCATACCCATCCGCAACAGAAAACACCGGAATGCATACTTTGGATTGTCACTGGTGTCGAGCTTGTTGTTAATGCGATTCAGATTTTTTGCAAACTCGCAGAGCATGGAAATGAACGTGCAGTAGGCATCTGCATCGCCGTCCTGTTCAGCCGTGAACCAAGGGAAATCTACTGATTTTTCGCTGATATCTATTTCAAGGCTGTCAGTTTGGAAAGCCGCTTTGAACAACTCGCCCTTGTTTTCAAGAATCCGCCTGATTCTGTTCAGCGTTCTTTCATCAAGGGAATCCCTCGGCATCTGAACGGTAAGCCTCGTGTTTTCAGATGCCGCAGAATAGCCCATTTGCTCCAGTTTTGACAGCAGATTGCTGGTTTCCTTTTCGTCCGTATCATCGCTGATGATAAGTGTACCGTCTTTGGTGACGGTGTAATGCTCGCTGATGGTGTATGCACAAGTCGGCATATACTGGTATTCGGCAGGAATTCCGGTTATTTTGCTGACTGCCTTGACCAGCTTTTTACGTTCCTCGCCCGTGAGATTGAATTCGATATTCATGTGATTACCTCCTATTTTTTCGCCGTCCCTGCGGCGTTTTTGTAATCACATATTAACTCGTTTTCTCACAAATTGCAAGTGTGATATGTGACGAAATATCAGATGAAAATCTGTTGATTTTTCAGGCAAAATGTGATATAATTGATTCACGAATTACTGTATAAACTGGAATTGGCGAGGTGAAAAATGATACTTAGGAAATATATATCATCGGACTGTACAACACTTGCTGAACTGTTTTATAACACAGTACATACAGTCAACGCAAAGGATTATACAATAGAACAGTTGAACGCATGGGCAACAGAAACTATTGATTTTGAAAAATGGAATCAATCATTTTTAGAGCATTACACTTTGGTCGCAATAGAAAACGATGTGATAATTGGTTTCGGAGACATAGATAAAACGTGTTATCTTGACCGCTTATTTGTCCACTCAAATTATCAGAGAAAAGGAATTGCTACTGCTATTTGTAATCAGTTAGAGCAAGCTGTTAAAGGAAATATTGTAACTCATGCTTCTATTACAGCAAAACCTTTTTTTGAAAATAGGGGTTATAAAGTTGTAAAAGAGCAACAAGTAAAACGACAAGGAATTTATCTGACAAATTTCGTAATGGAAAAGGAAAGATAACTTTTGATTTACTTAGTATCACTCTGTTCACAATTTTCTCCAAGGCTCGCAAAATAGGCGATTCCGGCAAACACAAAAAATGCATTCCCGACGAATATGCCGTTGCCCCACATCTTGTAGGCTGCACTATCGGAATATGGATTTTTGAGCCATTTTTCCACCTGTTTACGGCTTTTGGATTTACAGTTTTTACCGATTGCCTTGTTGTAATCTTCAAAAACTTTCTGCCACCAGTCGATTTCTTCTTCGGTGGGATTTTCGGTTTCAAGTCCGTCACACCACCAAGTCGGCATACCTTGGAGAGATGCACACTCCTGCGGTGTCAGGCGGCGAACGATATACTCAATTTCGGCGGTGCTGTCGCTAACGGTGGGCGGGTCTTTGTAGTCGGACGCAACAAGCGTTCCGGCTTTTTCCTTTTCGGCGATTGTGTGGTGAGAGCTTTTACTTGTAGAATATTTCGGGTGGGAAACTCCGCCAGCACCCGATGCAACAATGGTCGGAGACTTCTCCTCCTCAATCTGAAAGCTGAATTTCGCTTTGAATGACTGATTCATCGCAGGTCTGCCGATGCCGTAGGAAACAGCATGATTTTCTGTGCAGTTCAAGGTGTACATGGTATCGGCTTCTTTGTAGCCGTCACCGTGATGCGACGGACGTGAGCCGTTGCCTTCCAAAACAACCATGCCGCCCTGATTGGACAATGGATTTGTACCGGAAGTGTCGATAGTTCGGGAAGTTTCAGCTTCATAAAATCCGCTGTTTGGATTGTCGGACATCATGGAATTGCTGTGCTTAGAACATACACCGTATGCTTTCGGAACGAAAAGTGTCTGGTCGTTATTGCAGGACAGCGTTGCGGATTTATCCTTTTGTATCAACGCTCCTTTTCCGCCGTTTCCGTGACCGCACCTGATTTTAAGTGTTGCCGGAACTACACCTGTACGGAGCGTCGGAGAGGTTTCTTCCTCATATTCAATGCCGCGAGCCTTGGCAGAATGTTCCGTGCAGAATCCTGCTGATTCCACAACATATGGCTGATTGTTTCCTCCTGTTCCGTAAGATGCGGAGATTGTTTCGGCAACATCAACAGGACCTTTGAAACGTGTATCCTGTCCGTGATTGGAGAATACTAAACTTGTGCCTGCCGTTCCAGAGCAATCCGCAGCACTTCGGGAAGCTGCTTGCCACGTTCTGAAGCTCTCCGCAGAATACCCAGACACGCCTTCTGACTCAAATAATATTTTTCCGGCACATCTACCTGCAAAATCTGCGACAAGGTAGATACGTTTTCTTCGTTGGGGAACTCCCCAGTATTGAGTGTCGAATGTTCTGTAGGCGACAGAGAAATCATCTGCCACAATTTCTCCTGCTTTTGTCCACTTTTCAGGTTTAGGAACAGATATTGCCGGAGCTTTGATTTTGCAGAATTCTTCAAGGACGGTTCTGAAATCTTCGCCGCTATTTGAGGAAAAAGCGCCTGCGACATTCTCCCACACTGCGAATCTCGGATATTTGCCATTCGTTGCACACCTCATTTCTTTGATGATTCTGATAGCCTGAAAGAAAAGATTGGAGCGTGAACCTTCCAGCCCGGAGCGTTTTCCGGCAATGCTCATGTCTTGACACGGACTGCCAAATGTGATAATGTCCACAGGCTCAAGGTTACTTCCTTTGATTTTTGAAACGTCTCCCACGTGCTTCATTATGGGGAGACGCTTTTTTGTAACGGCAATCGGGAATGGCTCAATTTCCGATGCAAACTTAGGCGTAATTCCGCAGAGGAGCCCTGCAAGAGGGAATCCGCCTGAGCCGTCGAAGAGGCTTCCGAGAGTCAATTTTGTCTTATTCATCATCTGCCTCCTTTGCATTTTTGCACAGTTCAATAAAATCCTTTTTTATTTGATCTCTGAACAGCATACAGACCGCAGGGATTTCATGTGTATAAATCGGTCTGCCGATAAATCCTGATAAGTAGTCATAGAAATATTTCAGATCATTACCTTGCAGCATCGAAATATCTGTGTATGCGGTCACAATTGCACATTCACGTTTGGTCATCGGCAGGCTCACTTTCCGGCATTTTCTCCATAACTTCTTCGTATTTCAGCTTTTGTCCGTCACGAATCAAATACACATCATCGAAATTGCCTTCATGAAGCTGAATGTATCTTTTAACCGCAACATCTACAAATTTCGGTTCAAGCTCCACGCCGTAACAGATACGGTCAAGCTGCTCGCAGGCAATCAATGTTGATGCGCTGCCGAGAAATCCATCGAGAACAAGTCCGTTGCTCTGCGTACATTGCTGAATGAGATACGCAATCAGCGGAACAGGCTTTGAACTTGGATGTCCGCAGCCGTCCTCCTTGGAATTTTTGATTCTGTCAAATTCAAAAACTGTTTTCTGCTTCTGGTCGCCGTACCAGATATGCTTGCCGTCCTTACGCCAGCTCCAGATAATCGGCTCGTGAATGTATTTCCAGTCGGTGCGAGTAAGTACAAGCCTGTCTTTCTTCCATACCAGTCCTGCACCGACCTTGAATCCTGCATCTTCGTAAGCATCATGAAATACACGAGCCTTGGAAGTAGCATAGAAAACATAAATGCTTGCATCCTTCGCCATATTTTCGTGGAATCTTTCAAATGCGGATTTCAGAAATTCATAGCCTTTTTCATCGTCCAAATCATCATTCTTGATTTTTCCCGATGTACTTTCGAGATTGACGAGGTACGGCGGATCTGTGCAGACAAGGTTGACTTTGGTGTCGCCGAGCAGAGCCGTATAAATTTCGGGCAGAGTTGAATCGCCGCAGATTACCGTATGCCTGCCGAGATGCCATACATCGCCTAACTTTGAGAAACAGGGCTTTTCCAGTTCTGCATCAACGTCAAAATCATCCTGCTGTGCATCTTCGTCTGATGCAAATAAATCCGCAAGTTCTTTTTCATCAAATCCGGTAAGCCCAAGATCAAAGCCGAGATTCTGGAGTTCCTCCATTTCAACAGCAAGCAAATCTTCGTCCCAGCCTGCGTCCAATGCCATTCTGTTGTCGGCAAGGATATATGCCTTCTTCTGAGCATCTGTCAGGTGGTCGGCATACACGCAGGGAATTTCTGAAATGCCCTCTTCCTTTGCCGCCATAATGCGTCCGTGTCCGGCAATGACATTAAAGTCCTTGTCAATAATAACGGGATTCACAAATCCAAACTCACGCAGGGAAGAGCGCAGTTTCAAAATCTGTTCCTTGCTGTGAGTACGGGCGTTATTTGCATAGGGTACTAACTTGTCAATATCCACAAGCTGAAATTCCGTAGTCGTTTTCATCAGCCACCCCTCCTATGCAGGATTTTTTGCAGTCCCTTTCGGGTATCCATAGTATGACTTTTGACAGCCTGACCTTTCAGCGTTCTATATTGCTGCTTGGTAAGATGCTGACGGCTGTTCTTTAAGTCACGCCAGAATTGTGTGTCGGTGTTTGATTTCATAAATTTCCTCACTTCCTGCTGTTTAATAGCTGCTCCATTAAATCATCCTGCGGAGAGCCGTCAAATTTGGTGGTACAGTTTTGTTTCACAATGTCAAAAATCTCATACCAGAGCAGATTTGCTTGCTTCTGAAACGTCTGACTCATCTGCACAAACGGTGAAGCAATGACACCGCCAGTAGTCGGATGCTTTCCCAGTAGTCCATAGGAACTGAGTGCCTCTTCACACTGGATAAATCGTGCAAACGCCTGAGAATAGCTTTCCAGCAGACGCTTATTGACCAATTTTTCGCAACCGCGATTTTTCAGCCAGAGCCATGTTTCCTTGTAGATTTCATCCGCACCGAGCGGCTTGCCGTTCTTCTGATGTGCCGACAGATATTCGCTTGGCGAGGGCATATCTGCTCCAATTAAATCAGCGGCATCGTCCAAATCCATTGCCTCCAGTTCGGGAGCGTGAAACTCAATAATATCGGCATCCTTACCGTCAGCAATTTTATCAGCGAGTGCCTTTGGCTTATCTCCTGCACGAACACGTCTGCCGCCACGATTTGTACCGTCTTTCGCCATATTGTTTCACCTGCCTTTGGGTATAAAAATAGCCGAAACCTCGGCAGTTTCGGCTTGTAATCATATTTAAGGGGTTAATAGGGCGTTTGAACCCTGATTTTTGTGTGTTTGAGGGCGCGTCGGTCTTTTCGTGAATCGGTCACAGAGATTTCGATACCCCCGCCAGCCGGGCTCCGGTCACCGGGCAGCCCATCCCGCCCCATCAGTAGTGATGTTCGGGATTTCTGTCCTCATTGCCCGTCTTGCGGTCGTGACAGGGCTTGCATAGTGCCTGCCAATTGGTATCGCTCCACATCAGCGTCTGGTTGCCACGATGCGGAATGATGTGATCGACCACTGTAGCTGTGACAAATCGTCCTTCTGCAAGACACTTCACGCACAGCGGGTTTTTGCGGAGGTACGCCTTGCTGACACGCTGCCACTTGCTGCCGTAGCCACGCTTGGCGGCAGATGGTCTGTCAGGGTACAAGGGTTTGTGTTCCTCGCAGTACTTGCCCTCTGTCAGATTCGGACAGCCGGGGTGACTGCATGGTCGCTTACTCTTTCTCGGCATAGCCGACACCTCCTTCAGGTATAACAAAAGCCGCTGCGGTCAGATCACAACGGCTTTTCACATACTTCTTCTATTATACAGTTTACCACATATTCTCGTGTAAGTCAAGTTTTATTAACTCTCATCACAGGGCAACCGCATGAAAAAATCAAGAAAATTTGTTGAAAATGACAGAACAGAGGAAATCGTCATCAAAAGCACAGCGAAAGCGTTTTGCTTTCATGCTTAATTTGCTCTTA